TTAATTCCACCTTTGCTATTATAAAGCAACCAAGGTGATAACTTTCCTGATCTAATCATATGCACAGCTCTCGGAGTACTAACTTCGTTAAAAAAATTAATCCAATCTTTTTTGTTTTCTTCTGCCCATTGTTTAATGGTTAATATTGTTCTTTCAACTGCTCTATCAACACTTTCTCTTACATTAAATTCTTTGATATATTCTTCGTAAACCTGATCAGAAGACCATTTGTCAATACGTACTCTTTTTTTAAGTAGCCATTCTATATAAGATTCAACGTTGGCTATGTATACTCCCATTATATAATTTGCAAACTTTACGAAAGCTAGATAATATTTGCTTTTCATAAATTCGTCATATGTCTTTTCTTGCTTCATATTTGTTGCTGTGATTCTCCAAAAATGTTGGAAGCATCTAAAAGCCAACTGCACGTTTGCATCTTTCCTGTTGTTCCATCTTCTTTTTGGTTCACAGAGATGCGTTAATAGTGTTTGCTCACTACCAAAAGTTTTTTTACAAAATTTACATTCATAGCTCATTTAATTAAATTCTTAATTTCTTTATCATCTAGTCCTGCGGATTTTGCCAGTTGTTTTATTTCTTTTTTATCAAGCACTGAAAGAAGTGTCTCAATTTCATCTTGTTTGTAATTTGGATAACATTCTTGTACAAACTCAAACAATTTTGTTTTTTTACCTTTACCTTTTGGTGCTTTTATCCAAGGATGAAACTGTTTCTGTCCTGCACCGCATAAACACAATAGTTTCCAAAATAGCAAACTATCCCCTTCGTGTTTCTGTATCGTACTAAAATGTTTATTACAAAACTCGTTTACATTTTCAATATAAGATTCTTTTAACATTTTTGTAGCCTTAACACTTGAAGCAAATCTCATTGCAAGATAAGGTGAAAAACTTTTTTTATCTTCGCTATCTAATTTTTCATACCACTCCTTAGTACCCATATCTAAGTTGTATAGCATTTGATTTAAATTTATAGTAGGCTTTGCCATTATAAAAAATCTCCTGTATCAATAACGTCAGGTATTTGATTTATTTCTTTAGCAAAAAACACACACGGCGAATTTGGTATATCTAATAGTGGTGCTGTTACAATGTGTCCGTGTTTTAATTTTGGAAAATACCATTTGACTTCTTGGAAAACGTTTACAATCTTAATTTCATACGACTCTGTCATTCTTGCAGTTAACGGATTAATTACTAACGCCTCGAATCCTCTATCATTGATGCTGGTTAACGGAATCATTTCGCATTGGCCTAATTCTTTTTCAATTACCATTATACTCCAATCGATCGGCATCTGTACTGTGTAAGGACCAATTTCCATCACCATACTAGGTGCATTGAATGTTTCCATAAAAATTAATGGTATAAAGAAAAAGTCAATATTTTTACTGTTGTTAGTATCTAGTACACAGTATTGTATATCATCGACCAATTCAGGTACTTTATCTAAATTATAAGAGTGATTGTTTGGTGTTAAAATTTTCATATGTTTACCTTGTTAACAGTATAAGGGTAATTGGCTTCTTTGTAAAACTTTTTTCTTGTTGTTAAGTGTCTTTTAGAAAACTTACAACTAGAAGTGATATCCCAAATCTGCACGTGATCCTTATCTTTTGCCTTTCTGATTCCTCTACCTATTGATTGTATGACTCTTACAAAGCTCTTTCCGGGCTCTACAAGTACTAAATTAAATATCCTTGGTAAGTTTATACCTACCGCCGCAACTCCATATGTTGCTATAAGAACTTTATATTGTTCTGTTGCTACTTCATCATATTCTTCTTGTCTTTCTTCCATCTTAGTCTTACCTTGTATGAATACACTACCAGGAATGAGCTCTTTTAAGGCTTCACCTGTCTTGATCCTGTCTATTAGTATAAGTGTGTTTCCACCTGAACGTATCTCTTCAACTAGATTGCTAATGAATTGCATTCTATTTTGATTAGTCGTTAAAAATGTTAATTCTTCTTGGTAATTTCTAAAACTCTGTAACTCTTGTGTTTGTATCACATTCACGTGACACTGTGCTAACACGCCTTTATCTTGTAATTCACTTGCACTCAAAGAACTAATGACTTGTCCTAATCCTGCTACTAGACTTGCTTTTTCATATTCTTCTTTTGGTATCGTTCCTGTGAGCCCCCAACGTATTGGAACTCCTGCAAACGGTCCTGTTAATAGTTGTTTTAGAACATCTGCTTTTGCCATATGAACTTCATCTACCATCACACAAACAACATCATCTAAAAACTCATCTAGTGGAAAGTCTGCTTCTTCTTTTTTTGTTTTTTTATGTAAGACATTCAAACTCTGCCAAGTACAAATTGTGTGCTTGTGATTTAATTCTTTTCTTTCTCCATAGTAAACACCAACATCAAGACCCAAGTTAATGTAATCTTCTTCTGTCTGTGTTACCAAACTCTTATTAGGAACAATTACTATTGTTCTACCATACTTCTGACACATCTTACTCAATGTGGCAGTAATAATCGTCTTACCTGCACCTGTGGCTATTTCTTGTAGGCACTGTGGATTAGCAATAAAGTCATTGATAACTTTTACTTGATAGTCTCTCAATATAATCGGTTCACCTTCGTTAGGATGACCTTTTGGCCAATTGATATGACTAAGATGTTGCTCATCAACTTTATCAAAGTTGAATGCATATTCTTTCCTGTCATCTTTTATTTCAATGTCATATCCTTGTTGTTCGATAATAGGAAGAACTTTATCAATCAAATTAAGATAAGTTCTACCACCTATATCGCAAAAACGCACAAAGCCGTCCCATCTTCCTAACTTGTATGCTGGTAAATGATAAGCATAAGGAATAAAATATTTAAGTTTGTCTGATACCTTACGTCTTGTTGATACGTCTAGTCCTTCAAACTTAACATTGACTTCATCTCTGATATGTAATATTGCTTTTTGCATATTGTTATACTAACACAGTTATTATTTTTTTGCAAATAATTCAGCATCATCTAACCCTGCTACACGCAATTTGACAATATTGTTAATCTGGAATTGCTTGGCATCAATGGCTTTCATTAACCCTAAGAACTTGTTACGTAAGAGAGCAAATTCGTTGATAATATTACTCATATTAACAACCTCATCTTCACCATCGATGTATTTTTCAACATCTCTACTGGTCAATGCCCTTTGATAACTTTCCAGATACTTCTTGTAGTTCTTACTACGTATCTTTCTTAATTGAATATTAAGAAATTCTAATATTGCTTCTATTTCTTGTAACTGATTAAATCGATGCTCAACTATTCCTGGAACTCTGGTAGCATTCTTTTCAATGTTACCAGCGAGACCACACTCTACTCTAGCTTCTTCGAGTTCTTTCTCGTAGAAGTTAATGCAGTCTACTATCTTTGATAGATCGCTAGAGACCTGACCGTACCAACCCTGAGGCATTAATAGTCCTCGTTTTCGTCGTGGTCACCGTAAGACTCTTCATCATCACCATCGTCACCATAATAATCATTAATGGCCGCTTCTAGATAATGATCTCCGTCTTTGATCTCTTCTAATGACTGTTGGTCTAGATGTAATTCATCAATTAAGATAGCATAAGCTCTTGCGGCTTCAATTCTATCTTTCTGAGGAATGTACTCAACTAATTTCTGCCAAGCTTCAAGCAACATCATTGCCTCCTGTAGATCCTTCATCAGCTACGTCTCCTTTGGATTTATTTACCAAACCCTCTTGGAACTCTGCCATTACAAGATCTAAGTTTTCTCCAGTCCATTGTTTTCGATAATGCAAATGTTCTTTGCCCATTCTATCAACATACTTTAATCTGTTACCTTGTTTTACTAGTAAACCTTTCTTTTCAAACAAATCAACTAGACCAGAGTAACGATCCATTCCTTTTTCATATGGAATTTTAACTTGTACACTTTCAAAAGGTTTATTAAATCTAGTTTTCATAACCTTGATTGCTGATCTAATACCCATAACATCACTAATTTTATTGCCATCTTCATCTTCTTTTAGTTTAAGTTTTCTCATAGCAATAACTACTGAACTTGCATACACAAATCCTTGTCCTCCTGATATTTTATCATCTGGATCAAACATATCTTGTGATGCGTATGTGTGGTTGGTTACTACCAAACCAATGTTTAATGCACCAATTAAGTTTACAGTATTTCTAATAAGTGCTGTCAATGACTTGGCTTTTCTTCCTAAGTCACCTTTCATATCACCTTTTTCAAACTGATCTCTGTCTGTTGGTGTCAGTAACATACCTAAACTATCAACTACAAATAAAACTTTTGGTTTTTCTGCTTCTGGTTTCGCTTCGTAGTCTTTTTTATAGTTTATGATAAAGTCACTAATTATTTTTGCTACATCATCAACCATTGCAACTTGGATCCTTAACATCTTCTCTGGTGATGTGTCTACACCTAGTGCTTGTAGCCATTCTTCGTGTAAAGCATTTTCACTATCTAATGCTACACAAAAAATACCTTGGTCTTGTGCATTTTTAATAATGTTACCAGAAGCAATCAAACTCTTACCAGAACCTGACTCTCCTGCAAACATTGTTACTCTTCCTAGTGGTATTCCTTTATTGAAATCACTACTGATTAAATAATTTAAAGTGTAATTACCAGTATCAACCCAAGTATCTGGATCAGATTCAAAGCCTACACTAATACCTTGAATATTTTTTGTTAGACTGGTTCTAAACTTACTTACATCAAATGGTCGTACCATAACTTCTCCTAATTTAATAATGAGTGTGAACAATGTTCACACCCACTAATGTTTTAACTATTACTTGTTAGCCTGTCTGCTTCTGATCATTGATAAAATATCATCTGCTGATACCTTACCTCCTGGAGCAGTTGTAGGCTCACTTGCTGTTGCTGTTACTGTTTCAGTAACTTCAACTTTTGCAGGTTCAGGAGTTGTTTGAACCGGTGTTGCTGTTGCAACTGGAGTTGCTTCGGCTACAGGTGTTGCTGTTGCAACTGGTGTCGCTGTAGTCTGAGCTTTGTTGTTTGATCCTACATTCAAGCCAGCAGGTTTATAATACTGACCAAATCTATCTGGATCATACAACTCTCCATCAACTGATGCTTTAAACATTTCTTGAATCACATTAAGCTCTTCTGCAGAAGGTTTCTTCGGCATAAAGTCACTTAAATTATGTAATCCATATTGATCAATCGCTCCTCTTTCAGATTCGCTTAATGATCTTGCTTTGAATGACCAAGTTGATGTTGAGTAGTCAGCATAACCACCTTTTTGAGTTTTCGTTAATTTGAAATCTCTTCCTGATTCTAAATCAGTTGGTAGATCTTCCATATCTGGATTCATTAATGCTGATCTAATAATGTTGAAGATCGATGGATTAATCACGAATCTTCTAATTGGGTTTTCAGGTGTAGTATCTTCATCTAGTGTTGAATTTACCACAAAGCCTTGAAAAATATAACTTCTTTTTTTCCAATACTTTCTACCCATAT